CAGTCAAACCTACACTCTTCCTCGTTAGAACCTCGACCATGGCCTGCACGTAGCAGGTCTTAATATTGTCCGTGGCTGCCGAGTAATCCACACTTACGTATGGACCTTCACAGCCATGGCCGAGTGCGAGTACCTCCTCATCGGTGGGACTTCCGACAAGAAGCCATCCTTCTCTTCGCAGCAACCCGTACAAAGCATGGTGCAAGGGTGTCAAAGTTGCCACGTTGTATCCCGAATACAACGTCACGACCCTTGGCTTGCCCGATGAGTACACCAACTCAACACGGCAATCAGAACTGAACCCCTCGTGATTCCAGTTCCCACCTTCTTTGCGCCGGTAGGCGCGGGTTGCAGACCCGTTCGGAAAATACGGGTATTTGCGACGGTTCCATCCCTGCGGCACGAGACACGCAAAGGCTTTTTTGAAGCGTGACAAGTGTTCGTCATCACGTTCGGCTGGTCTGAACCGGGATTCTTTCCATTTCCTTAGTAATCCTTCTGTTATCACACTTTCGCATGACTTACAGGGCGCAGATTCGAGTTTCTGTGCCGACTTAATACTAAGTTCCTGCACCGGAGTAAGGTGCTCGGAGAAAACTGACCGGATCGCGGATCGAATCTGACCGCACTGTATCCGGCGAGGTAAGCGATGAACGCTCTCCTTCTCCAGCCCCTGATCCGCTCGTAAGAGCTTCACTGCGGCTCGCGCAACCCTCGAATTGCGCGCAATCCTTTTACAGCCACGATCTGTGTTCGGGCTAACCTTTGATTTTTGTTTACCCGGGTTAGGAGGACTACTCCCGGGGGGCTCTTGACAGTTTACGTCGTCGGCGACGAGGCACCCAGACCTCTGGAGACGACGGAGCCTTCTAGAAAGAAGAAAAGAACTGGAGACAAGCCCCAGATGAAAAGAAGATACAGGTTCGGCGAAGGGAAACCAATACAACGAGATTGGCCACTTTGTCACCATGATTACTTCTTTTCTAAGGTGCCTATTCAGTTCGCTTTTATATCGACATCAGCGCCAGGCGGGCGCGGTCATTGGGCGGCGGAAACGAGAGGGAGGGATGGGAACCACCATGTCCACGGACTGGCGCTTGGTTTTGGTACAAGAGAGGACAATCGCGAAGATATGAACCCTCTCCGACCCCGATTCGCGAACACCAAGGTGCTCGTGGCGCGAAAAGGGAGTCCGGGATAGCAGTGCCACGAGTCGCACACCCGGATACCTCACAATACCAACCAGTTCCGGCTACTAAACCGGACTTGGCCGCAAGGCCCCAACACCCTAAAC